GCTGAGAGAATGCAGGGAAAGAGGCATGACCGTGTCGTTGAGATGCGGTTGTGCTTTTTTTCTGGAAAAGTTGGCGATTATAAAGTGCCGTTTAAGTCTACCAGAAAGTGTCGCTCGACAGCTGGATGATGAGAGGCTGTGGGAGAAGGCAAACCCGGTCCGTATGACCTATGAAGAGGGAAAAGATAAGATCCGGGGAGAATATAAGATTGCAAAAGAGATACCGGAACACATGACCGCATTTCTTACAAAGTGCCTGAACATCTGGGTGCAGGCAAGGGAAAACGGTTACATGGACATGTCCAAATGGAAAGCCTGTGAAGTGAAGGAGATTCCGATAGATACCCGGAAGATGAGCGTTTATGTGGGGTTCGATATGTCGGCAAAGACAGACCTGACATCTGTAGCGTTCATGATCCCGTTCCAGTCTGGAGAGTTCGATGCAGAGGGAAAGGAGATTGTGAAGTATATTGTTCATTCTCATTCTTTCATTCCCAACCGTGAGAAGCTGGTGGAGAGAAAGAGCAAAGACAAGGTTGAGTATGACGCATGGGAGAGGATGGGATTTCTAACAGTGACTAACACGCCTATCGTAGATCAGAGTGCAGTTATGAAATATATCTTAGACACCTGCAAGGGAAATGAGTGGCAGATAGAGTGTCTGTGTTTCGATCCGGCGAATGTGGCGAAGCTGATGATGGACCTGTCAACCCAGGGCTATATTGTGGAGGAGGTTTTCCAGAGCCACAAGTCGCTAAATGAGTCGACACAGGGATTCAGGGAACAGGTATATAGTAAAAATATATTGTATACCTATAATCCTCTTTTGAATTATTCCATGAGCAATGCCGTGATCCGGCAGCGGGAGGGGCTTATCAAGATAGATAAGGATGCAACAACAAAGAGGATCGATCCGGTAGATGCGGTACTGTGCGCCTTCAAACTGGCGCTGTATCATGAATTTGGATCAAATTATCTGGATGCGATTGACGCATTTTTGGAAAGTGAATGGTGATTATGGGATTATGGAACAGGATGAAGAGTGCTTACGAGGCGTTTGTGATGCCGACAGTAAGCATGGAGGATGAAGAACTGTTAGAATGGCTTGGGATTACTACCAGGGACAGAAAGAAGATCAGCGAAGTGACATATTTTACGTGTATGAAGATGCTGTCAGAGACCATGGGGAAGCTGCCGCTTAAATATTATCAGGACACACCGCAGGGAAAGGCGCGGGCAGATCCAACGGATATGACAAGGCTTTTGACAGTCAGGCCGAATCCGGTCATGACACCTACAACGATGTGGTCTGCCGTAGAATTAAACTGTCAGCATTACGGCAATGCTTACGTCTGGATACAGAGAAATTTTAAAGCGGAGCATTACGGCGGAGAGATTGAAAATCATGGATTATGGCTGATGCCGTCAAAGGATGTTACGGTGCTGATTGATGATGCAGGGATATTCAAAGATAAAGGCCGGTTGTTCTATCAGTATACGGATGAAAAGACGGGAGAGCTGTATGTATTTCCACAAGAAGATGTGATGCATTTCAAGACGGGATACAGCTTGAATGGGATCATGGGAGTGCCGGTCCGCAAGATTATCGGATCTTCGATAGATGGAGCCCTGGAAAGTCAGAATTTCATGAACAATCTCTATGAGCAGGGGCTGACCGCCGCTATGGCAATGCAGTACGTCGGAGACTTGGATGAGAAAAGGATAAGGGAATTGCAGAGAAGATATGTGAAGTATTTAACCGGGAGCAAGAACGCGGGAAAGATAGTGCCGGTTCCGATAGGCCTGCAATTGACACCCTTAAAGATGAATCTGACAGATGCCCAGTTCTTTGAGCTTCGCAAGTATTCCGCCCTTCAGATCGCAGGGGCATTCGGTATCAAGCCGAACCAGATCAATAATTATGAGAAGTCCAGCTATGCAAACAGTGAGATGCAGCAGCTGGCTTTTTTGGTGGATACTATGTCATACCGGATGAAAGGGTACGAAGAGGAGATCAATTACAAGTGTCTGAGCTTAAAGGAGCTGGAGGAAGGGTATTATTACAAATACAACGAGAAAGTGATCCTGCGGACGGATGCCAAGACGCAGATAGATACTCTTACATCCGCCGTCAATAACGGCATTTATACACCGAATGAGGCAAGAGAATTTCTGGATAAGCCGCAGGCGGAGGGCGGAAGCGTGCTGATGCTGAACGGCAATTTTATACCTATTACGATGGTTGGAGAACAATATAAAGAGAAGGGAGGCGGAGGAAATGAAGGAAGCAAGGATCAGGGGTGACATCATCAATAATGATATAAAGTGGATCTATGACTGGCTGGAATGGGAGTCTACATGCCCGAACGATATCAAGTCCGTGATCGATATGCTGGATCCGGGCGAGGAACTGCGTGTTATTGTAAACAGCGGAGGCGGCGACGTATATGCAGGGCAGGAAATCTATACGCTTCTCAGGAAGTGTGAAAACGCTGTTGCAGAGATTGACAGCATGGCAGGAAGCGCGGCCGGGGTTGCGGCCATGGGCGCTGGCCGCGTTCTGATCAGCCCGGTAGGGATGATCATGATCCACAATGTGACCGGAAGCGGATACACAAGTGGAGATTATCATCTGTATGAGAAGCGGGCGAAGGCGTTAAAAGAACTGAATGCCGCGCTGGCAAGGGCTTATGCTGAGAAGTCGGGGAGGTCCGTGGAAGAGATCTTGAAGATTATGGACCGGGAGACATGGCTTACTGCCAACCAGGCAATAGAAATGGGTTTTGCGGATGAGACCATGGCGGCAGGAATGCAGGTGACAAACTCTTATGAAGGACTCAGACTAACAGAAGAGATCCGGCTAAGAGTCATCAAGGAGAAGGAAGAAGCCGACAGGAAGGAAAGATTGAAAAACGAGATTCTGGGAGATTTGGAGCTGTACGGCGTCTGAATCTTCCTTTTTATTGAAAGGAGAAAAAATGAGAAAAAAATTATTAGAGTTGCTGAATGCAATCAATGCAAAGAAAGTGGAGATCCAGAACCTGGCAGACAACGGAGACCTGGAGAAGGCGAAAGCAGAGAAGGAGAAGCTTAAAAACATGCAGAATAAATTCGACCTTCTGAAGGATCTGGACGACGAAGAACTGGAAGATATGAAGAATCGGGCGGCAGCAGGCGCGGCAGATACTGTAACGACAGAAGAGGGCGCAGCGGATCCGGAGGAACCGCCGAAGGATGCGGTGCATGAATTTGCAAATGCCGCAAGGAACCGGTTCAGGGTTTCCAACGATATGAGCGAGGGCAGCAACCCGGATGGAGGGTATACAGTGCCGGAAGATATCCAGACGCAGATCAATACCAGGCGTGAGGCTAAGACATCCCTGATCCATCTGGTTGACGTGGAGTATGTTGCGACAAATAAAGGCTCCAGGACGTTCAAGAAGAGATCGCAGCAGACAGGGTTCTCTCAAGTCGGAGAAGGCGGAAAGGTTCAGAAGAAAGAAACTCCGCGGTTTGAGCGCATGGATTATGAGATCAAAAAGTATGCGGGGTATTTCCCTGTGACCAATGAGCTATTCGAAGATTCAGACGCAAACATCACGTCTGTGTTGGTGACCTGGATTGGTGATGAATCCAGGGTGACACGGAATAACATCATCCGTAAGGTGATTGATGAGAAGGAGAAGACGGAACTTGCAGGACTTGACGATATCAAGAAAGCGTTGAATGTGACACTGGGTTCGGCTTTCAAATCCACTTCTAAGATTGTGACTAATGATGACGGTCTTCAGTATCTGGACACGCTGAAGGATGCGGACGGAAAGTATCTCCTCCAGCCGAACCCGGCAGATCCGATGTCTATGAGGCTTTGCGCCGGCGCAACGATTGTCCCGGTCGAGGTGCTGCCGAATGCAGATTTCTCGTCGGATACGTCGACTGCGGGCAAGAGAGGGATTCCGGTTGTGATCGGAGATTTGAAAGAAGGAATTAAATTCTTCGACCGCAGGCAGCTCACAATCATTTCTTCCAACATTGCATCAGCCGGAGATCTGAATGCATTCGAGGAGGATCTGACGTTATTCCGGGCAATCGAAAGAGAAGACTGCCGTA